CAAGGAAATTTTGATTTGGCAAACAAGTTAATTGATCAAGCAAAAGAAGAACAAAAAAATGTTTTAAGCAAGGGAGCAAAAGAAGCATTAAAAGCAGCTACGCCACCGAAGGTGCAAAGGGCCACACTAATACCTTTAACCCCAGAAGGTGATGATGAAGGGGGCGACGAAGAGCCTGTTGTAAGACAGCCTACTGTCAATAGGCCAACAGCCCCAATTAGTTCACCTTCTGCTCCTAGTCCAAAAATTGTTAAAAACCCCAACAGAGATGTTCTTGATCTAAGCAGAGATGAGTTTTCTGTAAGCTCTGTATCACGACTTCTATTTGAGCAGGTGGGCAGCATTGAACTCGTTAATATTGCCAGGAGAGATACGATTGAAGGACAAAATCCATATTATTCAATGATATCTAATTTGTCTACCGTGAGAAAGAACTTTGATCCTACTAGCATTATCACAAGACAAAAATCAAATCAGGGTATTTATAGTAACTATACTATTAGTCTTAATGACAAAATACCAGACGATCAATATTTAGAAAGAAACAATCTGACCGATTTCTACTACATAGACGATAATGGTGATCTCGTAATAGAGTTAGATAATTTAGCTAGTGATGAGATCATAGACTTCGAAATAGCTGAGAGTGGTACAATTAACTTGGTAGATGAAGCATGATAACTAATACAGGTAAAGAAATTATAGGCAAATTTTTGCTTGGTCAAGCCCCTGAATTTGCTACTCATATTGCTGTAGGTTGTGGGGCACAACCACTTTTCCCCAACCAAACTTTAGATACTGCTGCAACAAATGAGTTGAAAGAAAAAGACACCCTAGACTTTGAGGCATTTAGAGTTCCGATTACATCTAAGGGCTTTATCAAGGAAGACGGGGTAGAGAAGATTGTATTCAAGGCTGAGATGCCCACAGAACAAAGGTATCAAGTATCTGAGGTAGGATTCTACCCCTCCGATTCTAATAGCACAGCAGGGGCATATGATAGCAAGTCTTTGTCTGTTTTTACCCCCACAGAAACCTGGGTTCTATATTCACAAGATTCTTCATCTAACGTGCTTGCAATTACAGATAACGCAGTCTTAGCAGATGCTAGTGCAAATATCATCACAGATGATCTTGCTTTTTATATTTCTTCAGATGCAACCATATTTGATAATGAAGGAAGAAGGCTAAGACAAGAGCCAACCCGATTTTATACCAATGCCCTTGCCGTTTCTGGTTCTGCTTCTAGGATAGATATCAACCCTGATAATTCATTTTCTGTTGGGTCAGCATCATACAGAGTAGAAAATTCTACTCTGGCCTTTAATCTTAGTCAAAATCTACCAACAGACCAAATTAAGCTAGCCTTTTCTGTTATTAGTAAGCAGGCCAACAATGATACTGCACCAGACAAGGTTAGAGTAATTTTTGATTTTGTTAATAATCTACCTGGGCTAGATCTTGAATCACCAAAGGCAAGACTAGGGGTAGAGTTGCTGCAATCAGATTTTGATGTTCTTAATACTGGACAATCCCCAGATCCACAAAATAGATATAAAGTCATAACCAGGACGTTATCACAATTTAATACTGACGATACCTTTTCATGGGCAAACATAAACTTGATTAGAATATATGCCTGTGCAATGGATTCATCAGATAACCTACTTGACACATATTACATAGCTTTTGATGGATTAAGACTAGAGAATGTGTCATCTGATAACCCCTTGTATGGTCTAGTAGGATACAACATTATTCGTAGCGATTTCGCCTACCCAATTCTAAAAGCACAAAACACCAACAACTTCGTAGAATATAGATTTGGCGTGGGTGTTGATGTGTAATGGCAAAATTTACTATACCTGTTGAGCAATTACCACCGCCCAATGAAGATGGTCAGCATGTCTTTAGATTCAGAATTATATCTGAGGACAGAAACAGGCAATCAGAATATTCAACTCTTTATACGATAGAAAGCAAGGGACAAATTTATCCCCTTGAAAACACACCAGAAATTGTTTCTGCAGGCAGCGTAGTAACAGTATATTGGGAAGTTCCTTCTTATTATAATGTTGGTCCTTCGGCTGTTGGTGCATCAGTTCTTCATAATCATGAAAGCGAATGGAAGATCCACCCCTCTGATGTTTTTGTAAGTTGGGATGGTGGAGATTATGAATACTTTGGAAGAACGATAGACAGCAATATTGGAGTAATTAAAAGACAGGGTGCAAGCACTCTAAAGGTAAGAGGGCAGGTTGCAAATTACCCACCAACTGTATCAGATATATTTAAAATATTTGAAACTGGTACAATATCTGTTTGATATAATTAACTAGGAGACTCTATGAAAATACCTTTGCCAGAACGTGGACAACCAATAGACCTGGCATACATGTACCAGATTGCTAATTCTATTAATGATCTTAACAATCAAATATCTGGAACAATAGCCACTTCTACTGTAAACAATGGAATTGAGTTAAGAGAAGATCTATCCACCAACAATCTTAAATTCTATGCTACAACCGTGACCTATGAGGCTGGATCTGTTAGTGCTGGAACATCTAGAGATTGGGACGTTACTTTTTCACCAAGCTTTCTTTATGTCCCCGTAGTAACAGCCACAGTACAAAATAATACCTCGTCAACTGCTGGCAATAACATTACACTTGTCATTAAAAACATTACAACAGGCAGAGTTGATGGAAACATTAGATACAATGAGGCTGGCAGTATTAATATCAGTATCAATGTAATTGCAATCGGCCTTTCTAGATGATACAATAATCGATAACCATGTTAGATTGTAAAAAATGCAAAGGAAGACTATTTGTTGATCGTGTATTTACATCACACGACCACCTTGAAACCTTTTGCGTAGTTTGTGGAAATAGAAATATTTATCATCCACCATCTAAGTTTGGAAGGAACATTGAATGGCTTCATCAAAACGAGCTAAACAGGATGATGATTTACAACGGGAGATAAAACCGTGCCAAACATTGTTTTTTATTGACAACGACTTAGTAAGAGTTATCAACACAAACCGTGGATTAAACATAATAAATTTATTTAATATTACGCAGCAAAAAGAGCAGGCAATGCTACTTTCTGATTTTAAAAAGCATAAAAAAAGGGCATATACAATAGCAAGCACGGCAAAATTATTAAACCGTGGCCCTGCTCAGATGTATAGATATATGAATGAGGGACTAATTAAACAGCCAACGGGTTCTTTGCCAGGTGGGGAAAGAATGTTCACACAGTTGTCTTTTTACTCAGAAGATGATATCTTTGAGATACGAGAGGCAATGTCAAAAATACATAGAGGCAGACCAAGAAAAGATGGGAAAATTTCCAACAGCGTCTTGACCGAACAAGAATTGCGTGCTAAGATGGGTGATGCCTTGATGCTATACACAAGGACGAAGGACGGAGAATTTATCCCCGTCTGGTCGGAACAAACATATTAGGAGAAAGCATGTCAGAAAAAACAGAAGTTACTGTAAACCTTGGATACACTCTTAACCTTGGTAACTTTCAGAGCCTTCGTGTAGATCTTGGATGCACAGACTATGTTCGTGCAGATGAGAATGTAGATTCCGCTATGAACCGTGTTTATGACTTTGTAGAAGGCAAGGTTATGAGCAAGATTGAGGAAGCCAAGCGGGAAATGGATTAATGGCTGACAAGAAACAACGTTACGCAATCATTAATTATTTTAAGAAGACAGCCAAAGAATATGGCATTCCTATAAAGCCCATTAACATTCACTCTCAACAATGGGCTGCTGAAGCCATGATTGAGTCTTATGGTTATGACGAGTGTCTATCAATCATTGACTATTACTTTTACATAACAGAAACACCAGATTGGTCATGGCTAACGTATAACTCTGAAAAGCTGGTACAATCAAAGCTTGCAGAGGAAGAAGACAGAGAAATGAGAAGGGTCTTACGTCAAAAGGCCAAGAAGTGGTTGGAGGATTAGTGGAGGATCTAGAAGCAAAAGTATTGTCTGCTGTTCTAGAAGATAAGCAAATTCATGTTTTATTGCAGGCAAACCCTGACTCTTTGTTTAGAACGCATGGGGATGTGTGGTCATTTGTTCGTGAGTATTATGAAAAGAACATGGCTGTACCGCCAGCATCTATTGTTGTAGAAAAGTTTAGAGACTTTGAGCCTGTCAAAGATGTGGGTGCTACCAAGCATCATGTAGACGAACTAAGAACCAACTATCTTGATGGAAAAATCAGGGATTTGCTAAAGACTAGCGCATCACAACTACAAGAAAACAAGGTACAAGATGCACTAAACACCCTGATATCTGAAAGTGCAGATCTTAAAAGAAACTCATCAGAGATTCGTGACATTGATGTTGTGAACGTAGAAGATGCTGTTGCACACTTTAAATACATTGAAGAACTAAACAAGCTTGGTGCTCATGGTATCAAGACAGGTCTAGCAGGATTCGACAACTACCTCCCGTCTGGAATTATGCCAGGGCAGTTTGGTATTCTTCTTGCTTATCCTGCTATTGGTAAGTCGTGGCTTGCTCTCTACCTCGCTGTACAAGCCTGGAAGAATGGCAAGAAGCCACTCTTTGTGTCCCTAGAAATG